GCTGATCGAAACTGGAAAAAGCACCAGAGAAGCGGCCAGACAGGCAGACAGGGAGATTGACATGAGCTGGGTGCTTGCCATGCTGGAAGAGGTCGATCCGGTCACACTGTACGCATTTCTGCCGGAGAAAGACCGGAAATCCCAGCGCCTGATAGAAGCCCTGTCCGAAGCCCATGACAAGGGCAAAGAGGTCGATAAGGCGCTCAAATATTGGACGGTGCAGGTCGGTCAGTACGCCATTAACGCCGTGGACATGGCGAGGATGGAAGCGTTTTACGCAGCCGGGGTGAAACGGGTCATGTGGCACACGCAGAAGGACGAAAGAGTGTGTGAAACGTGCGGCCCACGCGAAGGGATGATCTTTGAAATAGATGATGTCCCCCAAAAACATTACCAGTGCAGATGCTATCTGACTGCCGTACTGGATTAAAGGTTTTTCATGGCAATGCGCCATTTGAAATACCGTCTCAGAGAAGAGACGTAAATCAAACGCAAATACAGTGGGAGATCACTTATAAAGCGCAAAGGAGACAATCACATGGCTGAAATTACCGATACCGTAGTCGAAACGACTGAAACCGCAGTTGAAAACGCTGCGCAGGAAAGCACGACCGAAACCGAACAGGAAACGAGCAGTCAGGAAAAGGGTCAAAACGACGAGGTTGCCAAGCTGAAACTGGAACTTGCCAGACAGAAGGAAGCCATTAACAAGGCTACCCGTGAGGCGGCAGACTACAAACGCCAGCTTAGGGCAAAGCAGTCCGCAGAAGAAATCGCCGCAGAGGAAAAGAAAGCGACCGAAGAAGCCACGCAAAAGGAAATCGCCGAACTGCGGAAGGAAGTGGCCCGCGCCAAGACGGTCAAGTCCGTGATGGCGAGGCTTGGAACGGATGAAGAAACGTCCGGAAAGATTGCTGAGTATCTGTACGGTGCTGAAGACGCGGAAGCGGCTCTGACAGAACTGCAACGCGCATGGGCAAGCCGCGAAAAGAAGATTCGGCTGGAGTTCGGTAAGATCCCGGCTCCCGGTGCTGGAGACAGCAACGGGGAAGACGCTGTAAAGGCAAAAGCCATCAATCTCGCAAAGGAAATCGGGCGTGAACGGGCTATGTCCGGAAAATCTCTCAGGGAAACGCTCGGCTCTTATGTCCGATAACTCCTAACAATACACCAATCACTAAACCATTTTTTGAAAGGAGCGATTAGCTATGAAATTCGCTGACACCACTGCTGCTGGCGGCATCGAAATTCTTGCCAGCAACGACTTTCAGGCTGTTCCGGTGAAGGTTGCTGCGCCTTCCGGCGAAGGTGTGACCACCACCATCGTCAAGGCTGGCACTCCCCTGACTGCCGCTGGCGCTGCTACCACCGGTTCCGGCGCTGTGGGCGTTCTGTTGTACGACGTGGACACCGCCGTCAACCCCAATGGTGCGATGGTCGTGCAGGGCATTATCAACGCTACCAAGGCACAGTCCCATTCCGGCGTGACCTACGTGGCCGCCTTGTATACTGCCCTGCCGGGTATTGTGTTCCGCACCAACATCGGTGTGAATGAGTAAGGAAGGAGGAGTGAACAATGGATTTTACCGCTTTCAATGCGACGATCAGCCCCGCCGCGATTGCCGCGAACTGGACTGAAGCTGCCAGCAACCGGATTCCCTACCTGGGAGAAACCCTGTTCCCCGCCAAGAAAAAGGCCGGTCTTGACCTTTCCTGGATCAAGGGCAACAAGGGTGTCCCTGTTACGCTGATGCCCTCCGCTTTTGACGCCAAGGCTACTTTCCGTGACCGCATCGGCGTTCAGAAGGTGGAAACTGAAATGCCCTTCTTCCGTGAGGGCTACAAGCTCAAGGAAAAGGACCGTCAGGAAATTCTCCGTGCTCTGGACACCAACGACCCCTATGTCCGTGAAGTCATCGCCCGCGTGTTTGATGACGCACAGAACCTGATCGAAGGCGCTCTGGTCGTGCCGGAGCGGATGATTATGCAGCTTCTGTTCCCTATTGGCGGCGAAGTGGGCATCACCATCAAGGCGAACGGCGTGGATTACACCTACGAATACGACGCCAACGATGCCTGGAAGGGCACCAACTATTTCGCCCTGTCCGGGAACTCTCTGTGGACTGCTACTGCTACCGCCGACCCCTTTGCCGACATCCAGACTGCGAAGGACGCCGTTGCTGCCAAGGGCGGTATGACCCGGTACGCCGTGATGAACAGCACGACCTTCCGTCTTCTGCGGAACGTGACTGCCGTCAAGAATCGTTTCCTGACCAGTACCGGAGTGACGATGGGCTATCTGTCCGACAAGGACATCGCCAATGTGCTGAAGGACACGCTGGATCTGGAAGGCGTTATCGTCTACGACAAGCAGTATGCCAATGAGAACAAGATCGTTTCCAAGTTTGTTCCGGACGGCTATGTGTCCCTGCTGCCTGATGGTCCTCTGGGCAACACCTGGCGCGGCACGACCCCTGAAGAGGCGGACCTGCTCGGCAAGGCTGTTGCGGATGTGGCTATCGTGGAGAACGGCATCGCCATCACGCAGGAAACCACGGTCAACCCCGTCAACGTGAACACCTTTGCTTCCGAAATCGTTCTGCCCTCCTATGAGCGGATGGATGAGGTTGCCGTACTGAAAGTCACCGCCTGATAAGGGGTGACGGCAGATGACAACTGCGAAAGCAAAGCATTGCGTCAACTATAACGGCCAGTGGCACAAAACCGGCGAAACATTCAGCATTGATCCGAAGGATGCGGAAGAAATGAAGCAGTACGCGGAAATCATTGAGGAAAATGTTTCCAAAAAAGCCGATGACACAGGCGAAGAAAGCCAGACGGAAACCGTAAAGCGCGGACGTAAGCGCAAAACGGAAGAATAAGGGGGGAGCAGTATGGAACAACAGGCAATGCTGGATGAACTCAGAACGATGACGGAGGCAAGCGACGCTGATTCCGTACTGCTTTCCTATCTTTCTCAGGCAAAGGATGTCCTGCTGAACCGGCTTTACCCGTATCTGGACGGAAGGACGTACAGCGAACTGACCATCCCGGCGAGATTTACCGGAAAGCAGTTACAGATTGCCGCCTATCTGCTGAACAAGCGAGGGGCAGAGGGAGAAATCCAGCACATCGAAAACGGCATTCACCGGAACTACAAAGCGGCATTCGTGCCGGAGGACATGCTTCTGGACGTAATGCCCTTTGTAGGGCTTCCAAGGTAGGTGACGGCGCATGAGACTGCTCAAGCGAAATACGACTGTATTTGAGTACCGCCCCTACGCAGGGAAAGAGCAGCACATGAAGGACGGGAAGCCTACCTTTACGCAGACGCCTGTTTACGGTGATCCTGTTCAGTATGTTGGCAACATCTCCGTTCCGTCCGGCTTTGCGACGGATAACCTGTTCGGCGTTGGTACACCGTATACCCACGTCCTGGTGATGGACAATCCTAACGCTGATATTAAAGAGGAAGGAATCATCACCTGGAATGGCTGTGACTACGACATAAAGGCGGTACGGCCCAGTATCAACGTTCTGTCGGTGGCGCTGAAGAAGCGGACGGTCAACCATGCGGAAACGGGTGGTAATCCGTGAGGACGATCCGGTTCACGCTGGACACCCATTCCGTTGAACAGGCGATCCGGGAAGTGGAAAGGTACAGGCGCGACTTTCAGAACAACCTGAGACTGCTGCGTGAGCGGATAGCCGAACGGATTCAATGGAGCGCACAGCAGGGATTCCAGACCGCAATGGTCGGCGATACGTTCCTGCGGGTTTCCGGCAAATCAAAGACTCCGGAACAGCCTATATACGGGAGCGACGTTCAGGTGAATGTGGAACACGGCGATCAAATGTCGGTTGTGTTCACAGACGGCGAAGAAGCGCTGTTCATTGAGTTTGGCGCAGGCGTTTACTACAACGGAGCCGCCGGAGAATCCCCACATCCGTGGGGCATTGAAAAAGGCTTTGTGATCGGCTCATACGGGAAGAATAACGGCGTGCGCAACGCATGGGGATACTATGACGGAAGCGACGTCATCATCACCCACGGCACACCGGCTGCAATGCCGATGTACAGAGGGGTAGAGGAAACGGTTCGTGTTCTGGCTGACCTGGTACGGGAGGTGTTTGGAGAATGATCGACGTTGAAACCGAAGTGCTGAACGCCGTCTATCCATACATCGAGGAACTGATACCGGAAGATAATTTCTCCAGTGTGTATGTTCCCGCACCGTCTTCCTTCCCGTTCGTCACGCTGATGGAAGTGGACAACATGACAGACACAAAGCACCAGAGTACGGCGCTGGATGAGGAATACGCCGTCATCACCTATGAGGCGAACGTGTACGCCACGGACAAACTGGCGTGCCGGGAGGTCATGGACGCGCTGGACCATGGGATGATCCGAATCAACTTTACCAGACTGTCCATGTCCACTGTGCCGAATCTGGCGGACAGGACGGTATTTCGCATCACGGCAAAATATCGAGCCGTTGCTGATCAGAATAAGAGACTTTATCGACATAAATAGGAGGTGCTTCCAATATGGCAGCCAAAACTGCGGCCCAGGCTACGATGGGCACTTATCTGATGTACAAGGCTTCCGGTTCTTCGGAATTTGCGAAGTTGGTGGACATCAAAAACTTCCCCGACCTTGGCGGCGATCCAGAGCGTGTCGATGTGACCACGCTTTCTGACCGTGTGCGCAAGTACGCAATGGGCGTTCAGGATATGTCCAGTTTCGCCTTCAGCGCCAACTACATTGCCGCTGATTACCAGAAGATTGCCGCCCTGACCGGCACTCAGACGGAGTTTGCTATCTGGATTGGAGACAGCGAATCCAATGGCGTGTACACCCCGACCGGATCTGACGGTCAGTGGGCGTTCACCGGCGATATTGCCGTATACAAGGCCGGTGGCGACGTCAACGCCGCGCAGGACATGACCATCACCATCTTCCCCAGCACGGAGTTCACCTTCTCTGTTCCGACATAATCAAAACAGACGGACACACGGCGTTTAACCAGACACAAGGAGGATACGGTTCTTTATGGCAAAGAAGATTGTCATTACCCATGACGGCAGGGATTACACCCTGGAATTTAACCGCAGGACGGTCCGGCAGATGGAAGCAAACGGCTTCGTGGTAAACACCGACAAGCCCATGACAATGGTGCTTGACCTGTTCCACGGTGCGTTCGCAATGCACCACCGGAACATCCAGCGTGATAAGACAGAAGAAATCTGGGATGAGCAGCGCGGAAAGGACAAACTTCTGTCTGAACTGATCTCCATGTACACCGAACCGCTTTCCGACCTGATGAACGAACAGGAAGGTGACGGTGATGATGAAAACCCTACCTGGAAGGTTCTGTAAAGGACGAAAAGCCCCATCCGCAAAAGACGATGGGGGAAGTGTTTGAGGAAGCGTGTCCGCATTACCTTGCGATGGGGATGAACTATGAGCAGTTTTGGGACGGTGAAGCTGACATGGTGATTTCTTATCGCAAGGCATATGAGATTCGGCAACAGGAAATCAATCACAACGCATGGCTGAACGGACTTTACATCCTGAAGGCACTTCAAAGCGCCCCGCTGTATGTCAACGGTTTTATTCCGAAGGGAGCGAGGATCGAGCCGTATTTTGACAAGCCCATAGACTTTGCACCGCCTGAAAAGAATCAAAAGCCCATGAGCGAACGGGAGCAGAGAAAACAGCAGGCGATCAGCCATGTGGAGCAGTTAGCCGCAAGGTTCAACGCACAGTTCGCCCGGAAAAAACAGGAAAACAAAAAGACCAACCCGCCCGGAAAGGAGTGAAAGAGATGTCCGAAACAAGACTTGAACTGCAGATCGTAGAAAACTCAAGGTCTGCCATTGAGGCGCTGGACAATCTTGCTACTGCGCTTGGGCGGGTTCGCAATGCCGTATCGCACGGGTTTTCGGATAACGCAACGAGGAATATACAGCAGTTCGGTCGGACGATTGCCAACGCTGTCACGGAGACAACGGTCAGGAACTACGAACGGCTTGCACAGGCGATGGAGAACGTGGCACGCGCCGCTTCCAGCGCACCGAACATGCAGACGATGCAGCGTGCGCTTGGCAGGGTCAATGAAGCGGCAAACGACCTTGCCCCTGCGCAAAGCAACCTGGAGAGGCTTGGCGGCGAAATAGAGCGACAGATGGAGAACGTATCCCCAGCAGTCGAAACCGCCGCCACCACTACGCACTCGTTCAAGGACAGACTGAAGGAACTCTTTACTACCGCTTCCGGTTCGCAGCGTCATATGGGTGGGATCATTTCTGCGTTTGCCCGGATTGCCAAGTACCGTTTTCTCAGGGCCGTGCTCAAGGAAATCAGCGAAGGGGTTAAGTTCGGCTTTGAGAATATGTACGAATATGCCAAAGTCATCGGTCACAGTTTCGCCCCGGCGGTGGATTCCGCAAAGGACGCACTGTTCAAGATGAAGAACAGCATCGGCGCAGCGCTTGCTCCTGCGGTGCAGATGCTGATTCCCCTTCTGGTTCAGGCGGTCGGCTGGTTCATCAACCTGCTGAACATCGTCAACCAGTTCCTTTCCCTGCTCAGGGGGCAGAGTACATGGACGAGGGCAACGGACGCATCTTCCACGGCGCTTGACAAGGTGAAGGATTCCGCAAAAGGCGCTTCTTCCTCCGTGAAGGAACTGAAGGGGCTGCTGGCTGACTGGGACGAACTGAACATCATCCAGCAGGAAACCGGAGGAAACGGCGGGATCGGCGGGGGCGGAACGGCAGAAGTCAAGCCGGAACAGTATGGACTGCTGTTTGAAGAGGTTTCGCTGTTTGACGGAAAAATTAAGGAAATCATTGACAAAATCAGACCTTTTATCGACTGGGTAAAAGATAACATCAAACTTATTACCAGTCTTGCGGTAATTGCCGGAGCAGCATTCCTTGGGTGGAAACTGAGCAACGCATTCCAGAGCGTCCTTGGCAGGACAATCATCCGGTTGCTTGGGCTTATCATAGCGATTTACGGCATAAAGGAAGAATACGAAGCCCTGAGTGACCAATGGAACAACGGCATCAACTGGGAAAACTTCACACAATTAGTTAAGGGTGCGGCTGCTGCCGTACTTGGGCTGACGATGGCCTTTGGAATGAAGGGGCTTGGCGCAGGTCTGCTTGCTACAGGACTTGCAGGGGTCGTAACGTCCCTTAAAGATATTGTGACAAATGGAGAAGCAAGCAAAGAAGCACTGACCCAGTTAAAAATGTCACTGCTCATTTCCGGCGTTGGTGCAAGCATCATGTCTGGAAACTGGCTTTTTGCGCTGGCTGGTGCTGTGGCTGCGGTGGCAACCGAAATCTATGAGAATAAGGAAAAAATCACCCAATACATCACGGATCATGTGAACGAGATCAGCGCAATCATGAAAGATGTAGGGCTCGCCGGTATTGCCGTTGGCGCTATGCTTGCCTTCACAGGTGTAAACATTGCCGCTGGCATCGCAATGATCGCAGCCGGAATCGGGGTCACTTACGCTGGCGATAAACTTCCTGATGCGATTTCGGGTGACATTGAGTCCACTTTCAAAAACATTGCAAGCATTGTTGGACAGGCTGTGTTTGCGGTTGGTGCAATTCTGGCAATCAGCGGCGTGAATACGATTGCCGGTATCGGGATGATGGCGTCCGGCTTTGCGCTTGATACATACGGGAAAGGAGAAGGACAGGATCTGCTTTCTTATGTCCGCAACGCATGGACGAAGATTAAAGGATACGCGCTTCCCGCATCCCTTGGTTTCTTTACGCTTGGCGCTGTGATGGCGCTTACCGGATTTGCCATGGTTCCCGGCTTGAAAATGATGGCAATGGGGGTTGCGGGGCTTGCGGTTGGCGCGGTTGCCGGTGATTTGCTTTCTGATTTGAAAGCAACCTGGAACAGTATTTCCGAATGGGCGCTTCCGCTTGCTATTGGTTCGTTCGTGCTTGGTACGATTCTTGCTCTTACTGGTGTTGGCGTTATACCCGGCGTTGTCATGATGCTTGCCGGTATAGCCGGTGTTGCCGCAGAGGTCGCAGCTAACGATGATCTTCTTTCCAACTTGAAGGCTGCTTGGGAAAGTATCGAAACGTGGGTGCTGCCGCTCTCTGCCGGTTCTTTCGCACTTGGTGCAATTCTCGCACTGACCGGAGTCGGCGTAATTCCTGGCGTTGCCATGATGCTTGCCGGGATTGCCGGAACTACTGCGATGATTTTCAAGCAGGACGGCCTTCTGAGCGACATTAAGTCACAATGGGAAAAGATTGAATCGTGGGCGCTTCCGCTTGCGGTTGGATCTTTTGCGCTTGGCGCGATTCTCGCATTCACCGGCGTTGGGATTGTTCCCGGTGTTGCGTTAATGCTTGCCGGAATTGCTGGTGCTGTAACAAGCGTAGAATCCGGCGGATTATTGGGCCAGTTGACTGAATCGTGGAACGGCATATCTACATTTATAGAAGGAACCATTAAAAAAGGCTTAACCGATGTAGTTGACTGGATTCAGAAAAACGTAATCGATAAGATCACCGGATTTTTTACCACGATGAAAAATTCCGTTCAAAGCGTTTTCGACTGGCTGACAGGAAAGAATCAGGAAGATTCCTTCATGAATGCGGATTATGAGGGTCTTGCCAGAATTGAAGCGTACCGGGACATGGCAAGGAAATGGGATGACGGTTTAACCCATTCCGGAAAGGTGAGACTGGCGCTTGCCTATGAGATTGACGCAAACAAAGGGCAAATGATAGACATAGATTCCGATACCGCCAGTTCCATTGTCAATTCCTTGCTTCAGGCGTTTATGGATGACGAGTTCAATACGAGCGCCGAATACATCCTTGGTACGATTGCGAAGGAATTTGAATGGGGTATTCAAGACATCGTTGACATGATTGACCTGTCCGCACTCAACGCAGAGCAAATTGAAGACCTGATGGAAAGTCTGGAAAACTTGAGTGATGAGGACGGCATTGAGTACGTTCTTGACATTGACACTTCCTCCTTTGAAGAACCGATTCCGGCGGCAGATATGAGTCTGCTTACGGAAAGCGTGGATACCGCCGCAAGCAACGTGCAGGAGGATGTCGATAAGATCCGGGCGGCGTTCCAGAGTCTGAACGGGCTGTCCTTCTCATTCAGTGGGGATATGTACGGTGGAAGCTACTCCGTGTCGATGCCGTCTGTCTCAATGGCCGCAGAAGGCGGGCTGTTCACCGCAGGACAGATGTTCATCGCCCGTGAGGCCGGTCCGGAACTGATCGGCACGATGGGCAACCGGACGGCGGTCGCAAACAACGACCAGATTGTATCCGGCATCTCCAGTGGGGTTGCGGCGGCGAACGCCGAACAGAATGCGCTTCTTCGGCAGCAGAACGACTATCTGCGCAGGCTGCTTGCCAAGGAATATACGGCAGTCGTGAAGCCCTCCGCAGAGCTTGGCAGCGTGAACCGCAAAAGTGAGGAAATGTACGTGAGAAACACGGGAACGGTGGTGTAAGAGATGGAAGAAATCTTTTCTTACCAGGGGCTTCAGGAAATGCCTCCGCTGAGTTACAGTATGGGGTTTTCCATTGACAGAATCCCGCTTCCGGACCCGTCCGTGTTTACCGGTGCGGAGAGCGACCTTGACACGATGGGAGAAAGGGACGCAACGGGGTATCTGCACCGAAACAGGGTGGCGACCAAGTACCCTATGAAGATCGAGTACCACAACATCAGTTGGGAAACGATCATGGACATCTGTCCGCTGCTGCGGAAAGATAAATTCAGTTTTACTTTTCCAGACCCGTTCAACGGGGGAAAATCGACCATTGACGCATACGTTGGGGACAGGGACTTTGAGTGCGTCTGGGCACCGCCGAACGGCGTGAGCATCGGCAACCTCAAGTTCAGCGTGATCGAGTATTAAAAAGACAGACAAGACACTTCGGCATCCTGATAAGGAGGAAAGACACCGTGCAGGAAATCAGTCAGGCGTTAAGAAACGCAATCGACAACGGAAATCCGCAGAGAGTGCTCTTCATCTTTAAACAGGATGCCGAATTTTCTGCCGAATTTACGAATGAGGACATCTCCATCACCTCCGGCTTAAAGTATGCCATGTACTTTAACTCCGAGACGGATCTGACCATTGGGCTATGCCCGTCCGCCGAGATCCAGTTCACGATGCTGAACGACGCGGACCAGGTGACGGACTTTACATTCGGAGAGTTTACCGCCTATTTGGGTGCTGCTATATATGAAGGAACACCGACCGAAACTGTACAGCGGACATATGAGGAAGACGGGAAAAACGTGCTGTACGCCTTTTCACCGCTCGGCGTGTTCATCGCAAGAAGACCCGATGTGGTCAAGAAAAAACTGATTGACGTGACCGCCAACGACCGGATGACGCTGTTTGATGAGGAAATGCCGCCTGCCAGCGCATTCACCCAGCCCTACACGCCACTGAGTATCCTTCAGCGGTTATGCAATATGAAGGGCGTGCAGCTTGCATCAACCGACTTCCTGAACGCACAGGATATTACGCTGACCAAGTGGCCGGACGCATTTGAAAACGCCACGATGCGGGAAGTGATCGGCATGATCGCCCAGGCAGCGTGCAGCAACGCCATGTTCAACCGGAACGGGCAGTTGGAACTTGTGTGGTTCAGGCAGACGAACAGGACCTTTAACGAGCATGACTATACCGAATTTACCACGACCTGGTACGAAACGGCCAGTATTACCGGACTGCACATCCGGAACGAGGACAGCACCACAGAACTGAAACTGGGTACGGACGAAAACAGCTACCTGATTCAGAGCAACCCGTTCCTGCGGTCTACTTACCAATCATAAAGGGGGAGGTGAGATAATGTCAGAAATGACGCCGGAAGCCAAAATATTAAACAGGCTTGCCGCCGCACCGTCCATTCATCCAGCAAATACCAGATTGTTCACGGACTGGACGATTGAACCTGGTGACATCGTATCGGTCATGTCGGATGACACCGATTATGACGTGCCTGTCTATTCGATGGAACTGAACTGGACGGGTCAGCCGATGGTGAACATCGCCTCCACCGGAAACCAGACGCGCGAACCGCTTCCAGCACTCAGGAGAAAACAGTTTTCCTCCATGCGTTCCATGCGCAAGGCGATGGAAGAACTCGATGCGGAACAGTACCAGCACTGGACTGAAGAAAACAACGTTTATAAGACATCCGTTTACAAGATCATGGGCGTGACGCTTGATCAGGATGGGAACGTCATTTATCAGGTTGATCCTGAGACGGGCGAGTACATTGTTGACGAGGCTGGGAACAAAGTCCCTGTGTACGACCCGCAAAGCACGGGCAGTATTTCCGGCCAAGTGACGCAGACGGCGCAGGACTTAACCACTTTGTATGAAGTGACCGGTGTGGCAAGTCTGCCGAGCGGCGAAACCTCCCTCTACACCTACACCAGCAAGGTCAAGCAGACGGCTGATAACGTTTCCTCCGAAGTCCGTGCCGCAAGGGGCGGACAGGCTTCCCTGTCGTCGAGAATATCCCAACTGGCCGACCAGATTTCGGCGAAGGTCACGCAGGCAGACGTAAACAGCACCCTGCAAGGCTACCTGACGATCAGCGCGTACAATGCCTCCATCGGTGTCCTGAAGGATCAGAACGGCAATATCACCGGGGCATCGGTCGCCGCTTTTATCAACAGCCAAACCGGGCAGAGCATCGTTAAGATCAGCGCAGATAAAGTTGATATTGACGGTACAACGGTTATTCATTATTTGGAAGGCGGTGCGCTGGATGTTTACAGCCTTGCCGCAAACGAAGTATATGCCGGCGACCTGATCTTTGATGACGGATCAAGCCAGATAGAAACCGCTTTTTACACGACCACGATTGGGAACATATCACATCCCAAGCAGATTCAGTTTCTCGGCGTCAACGGGGAAATTACTCAGGCTTCCACCATCGATTACACGGACTTCCCCCATGCGCACGCCATCTCAGCAGATGCAAACGGCGTCGTAACGCTCGGCACGGTCGTCGCGGTAGGAGATTCGACCGCAAATTTTAACATTGCCGACACGGCTTTCTACAGAAACCATGTCGGCATAAGGGAAATGGCGCTGTCCTACCAGACGGACGAT